TATTAGATGTTATTTTAAGAATATTGATATAACAAATATCAAGAATTACAGATTAGAGAAATTTTTTTATAATTAATTTCCTCCACGCAATCTAAGAACAAGATGGAGTGTTGCCTCCTTTTGAATATTATAATCCGAAAGAGTTCTTCCATCTTCAAGCTGTTTCCCTGCGAAAATTAAACGTTGCTGGTCAGGTGGAATACCTTCTTTATCTTGGATTTTAGTCTTTACATTTTCAATAGTATCGCTTGGTTCAACATCAAGCGTAATCGTTTTACCCGTTAATGTCTTGATAAAAATCTGCATTATATACTTTATTAAGAAAAAAATTTTTTAAATCGTTTTTCTAAATCAATTTACAATTAAGTAATTGTAAATTATAACTCAGCATCGTCAAAATATGCTTGAATGCGGGTTTGTAAATCTCTTTCATCTATTTGATTGTCGAAACTTAATAATTCGGTATATAAACTAGGCAATATAATATAGAGAGCAAGAGACGGCGAAACAGTCCCATGATTATCGCAGCGAAGAATATCATGAAAAAGTCGGAATGTTTTGGAAAAATGTTTATACAAGCCTAACATATTTTTTATTGCTTCCAAATGACGTTGTTGGTCTTGAGGGTTTTCCCCTGTAAATATAGTTCTGCATAGAGGACAACTATCTTTTGCGCGCGAAGCTTTTATAAAACACGGAATACAAAATTTATGGTCGCAACTTGTAATGGCGAAATTTTTATTTTCTATGTTTTCATAACAAATAGGGCAGGTTTCTGGTGGTTGAATATTAGTGTTTTTTACATTATTTGGACACGTCCTACGATTATGATTTATACCTTTGCATATTCCGCAATGGATTATTCTTCGTGTTGTCATTGTGTAATGGTGTTACAATAATAACACCATTGTATTCAATTTTTATATTAAAATAGTCGTGTTTCTGTCTCTGATAATGAAACATTTTCACAAAAAGTTAAATTCTCTCCATCCAATGATAAATCATTAGGAGTTAATATACTCCAATCTGTATTTGAGTTTAATAATCCACATTGTGTATAAATGTATCCGCATAAAGCACTGCACCAAAACCTACTTGTTTTTTGTGGATCAGGATCCTTTTTTAAAAAGGCTTCTATCCAGTCTGTGGGGACAATATCATATGGTTTATTATAAACAACACTATGAACTTCTTTTAATTTTTCGTCTGTGAATAAATTTTCTTCAGATATTACTTTTCTATAATAAACGTGTCCTCCTGTGCGTTTATAGGGACTTAGAACTTCATCTATAGGGGTTATTTGAACTCCGATTTTCTTTTTCCCATCTTGTGGATCAGGTTTATCTTCTTTACTAGATTCCCATACATATAAACCCTTTAAACTAGGATGAATAAATGAAGGATCTCTTAAAACAATAGCTGTATGTGAATAATTACTATGTGTTCCCCACTTGATAATTTTTGTAAATGCGCCAAATGCACCATGTGTTTGGTCGTTAAACAATAAAAGATCGCCTGTCTTTAAGGTGTTCATTTAAATATAAGTATTTTTTATATTTAAATCATTTATAATTCATCATTTTTATGTATAAATGTTTTTTGTAAATGAAAAAGATGCCTAAAATAATAAATCCTAAACCGGTCACCATATCCATGGTGATTTTCTCTCCAAGTAAAACGACAGAAAATATAGCATTAAAAATTAATAAAGATGCTTCAGCTATAGGAGTTACAAATGAAGAATCATATTTTTCCAATAAATAATAGTTTGCCATAATTGCTGCAATAGCAACAACACTAACAATAGTACCCCAAACAACAACATCTTTAAAAAATAATTTTCCATTATTTTTATAAACCTTCGGAAACCCGTTATAATAGTAATGTTGAATTATGAAGGGAATAGCTATTACACCACTTATGAAATATCTTATAAAAGTAAAATAGTAGTGTCCTAATTTATCGACGGATATTTTTTCTAAAATGGGTTTAAAAGCCCAGCCGCCTCCATTAATAGCAAATAAAAGTAAATCGTTCATATAATATAGAGTGGTATAATTATAAAATTTTGTAGTTGAATTTTATAATTTAATTATTGAAAAAAATAATAAATAATGTAACAGATTTAGTTGGAGTAGGCAAGACCTCCCATACCACTCATGACGCGAAGCACGTTGTAGTTAGTGGCATAGACACGCACCTTGGCGGTCTGGGTGCCACCAATGGCAGCAGCAGACACAACAAGCTGAAGTGTGGCGTTGTCAATTCTCGAGAAATTGCATGTGCCAGATGGCTGGTGCTCCTCAGGACGCAAGGCGAACGAGTAGACGTTAATACCAGTGTCTGGGTTACGTGTGTGGTGTTGGTAAGGCTGAACAAGGTCGAAGTAGGTTCCTTCGCGCTCACTGAAACGGTCCTGTCCATTAAGCTGAAGCTTAGCAGTGACAACAGGGTTCTCGCCCCAGCAGTGCATGTTCAAGGCAGTCTCGGCAAGAACGAACACGCCGGCGTCAGTGAGTCCGTTGGACACGGTACCCTGAACGGCTCCGCCAATAGAAAGGTCGCTGACATCGGTCGCGTTGGGGAAACCACCGGCGGCACCGGTGGTGTTGCCAGCTACACCACCTGAGATGTCTACAGAGATAGTATCCTGGAAGAGACCAGATCCGTCAATTACAGCGGTGTTGCCAACCTCAGTGCCTTGTCCGCGAGTCTGGTTGGACGATCCGAATGCCAAGATCGAGTTAGGAAGGGCATCCACAGCGTCAGTGTAGTTGAAAGGCTGGGCACCAAGAGCCTTGTGCATGAGACGTCCGCCAAGGAACGAGTCACAGTAGGCGACGTGGGCGTCAGGCTGAACAACGAAAACCAACTCTTTGCAGGGGTGGTTGAAGTTAAGCTTGATCTTGTTGCTTGACGATCCAATGGATTCATCGCCAGTGAACTGAAGCTGTTCAATCAAATACTCGTGTGGGTTCTGAGCCATGCGACGACGCTCATCAGTGTCAAGGAACACGTAATCCACGTAGAGCGAAGCAGCTACAAGAGATTTAGCATAAGCATTAGCGACCTTCACGGAAGTGGTTCCGGCGGTGGACGACACCCCAGTTACAGCGAAAAGGCACTCATCAAGAGGGCGGATTTCGATGTTAATCTTAACCTCGTGGTACTGAAGGGCAATCAAAGGCAAAGCAAGTCCGGGGTTGCGGCAGAACCAGAACTGAAGTGGTACGTAAAGAGTCGTTTCTGGAAGAGCCTGGCGAGGTGCGCATACAGCCTCTGGAACATTAGCGGCACCGCAAGCAGTGGCTACGTTGGCAAAGCCAGGGTCGCAAAGGTAGGTAAGCTGTGTAGTCTGTCCCACCATTTTGTGGTATCCAGCCTCCTGTTCCGAAGTAAGTGTAAGCTGGTTCCAGAGATGCATCCAGTCACCATACTGGCGGTCAATTCTCTGACCTCCGATCTCAACCTCAACCATTGAAACAAGCTGCTCACCGGGGTTGTCAAGCCAGCGGGCGAAAACCTGGCTGCCCGAAGCGGCATCAGCCTGGTTAATTTCTGGAAGTGTTACCTGAAGGTATGTGCGGTAGGCAAGATCACCATTTCTGGAGACCGTGCACTGGACACGACGACCGAAATCAGCCTGTCCGTTGAATGTCTGTTCAATAGATTCCATAGCGAAATTGGTGTGTCTGCGGTATGTAACCTTCCAGAATGTGATCTGGGGGTTACCAGTAAGATAGACGTCTTGAGCGCCATAAGCTACGAGTTGCATAAGTCCTCCTCCCATATTGTTATAATATTGCTAAAGAAAAAAAAATTTTAATTAATTAATTAATTAAAATTTATTTAAAATTACTAATATCTAAATTTTGCATCATAAATCGTTTAAGATAGTCATCTAATAACACTTCCTTCTTACCTTCATGATTTTTTGTAAAAATATATACATTTTTCTTTTTTTTGACAACCCATCCACTTTCTAAAGCATTATATAAAAATATCATTTTTTGTAATATAATACAGTCTATTTTCATTTCATCTTTATTAATATTTATATCTACATCCATTATATAACTTTTTAGAAAAAGTAAATATTATTTTTACGATTAAGTTATTTTTTAATATTTTATATTAAAAATTAAGCTAAAGTTATAATATATGCCTAATTTTAAACCTAAAGCTAATAAAAAAATAAAAATGAGCAAAAAATCTACAATAACGCTTGATGGTAAACATAATCAAAAAATGTCTGAGTTTAATACAATACATGAAAAAACAATACCTACACTTTTGGTTAAAAAAACGGCGTTAAAAAAAAAATTAAAATTAAAAACACTTACAATCGAAGAACGTTTAAATATTAACGATGATTTAATTGCTGTAAAAAAAGAAATAGCATCTTTAAAAAAAAAGAAAAAAATGTATTTATTGGAGAATTCAAAAATAATTTTTGATTATTTTGAACAAAAAAAATCCATGTCTCAGGGATTAAATAATAAAAGAACGATACTACATTCTTTTTTTAATAAAAATAAATTGACTGAACGTAAAAATGTAGAAGAAACAACTGTTAATAGATATTTGTCTAATCTGAATGAAAATTTCATAAATATGAATAATTTTGTAGTAAATCATGAAATATGCGAATACTGTTCCGGAGAATGGATACAAATTGATCATAAAGGATTGGTTGTATGTAATGGTTGTGGTGTTCAAAAACAATTCTTGATAGAACATGAGAAACCTTCATATAAGGAACCACCTAAAGAAGTATGTTTCTATGCTTATAAAAGAATAAACCATTTCAGAGAAATTTTGGCTCAATTTCAGGCCAAAGAAACTACACAAATTCCCGAAGAAGTATTAGAGAATATCATAAATCAAATAAAAAAAGAAAGAATTACATTATCTCAAATGACAAATAAAAAAGCTAAGGATATTCTAAAAAAATTAGGTTATAATAAATATTATGAACATATTCCTTTTATAAAAGACAAATTAGGGATTAAACCCCCTATAATGACTCCGGAATTAGAAGAAAAATTATGTAATCTTTTTATGGAAATTCAAAAACCATATGCTAAACATTGCCCAGATGATCGTGTCAACTTTTTAAATTACTATTATGTTTTATATAAAATGTGTGAACTATTAAATGAAAATAAATTTTTACCATTTTTTCCTATGCTAAAAGATCCTGTAAAAAGAATTGAACAAGATGAAATTTGGAAGAAAATATGCAATGAATTAAAATGGGAATTTATACCAACTATTTAAGATTTATTTATTTAAATTAAAAAAATAAATCAATTATTTACTTATACACGGGGGAAACCAACAAGATTGGCGCCAATTCCGAAACCAGCTCCAGAACGAGCGGAAACAGCCATTGATGGAACGTATGTGTCAAGAATTGAGAATGTAGCCGCGGCGGTCAACGCAATAAGGGCAATTTCATCAAGATTTAATGATTTCTTAGGAATAGCGAAAGCAGCAAGTGCAACCATTACTCCTTCTACGAGGTATTTTACAGCTCTTCGTACGAGTTCTCCTAAATCCAACATTTGTGCTAACTTTTGAAGCATTATAAATATAATTAAGAAAAAAATATATAAATAAATTAAAACTTAAAAATGATATAGAATAAAAATATATATGACTGAAGTTAAATATACTCGCAAAAAAAATGCCGATGGGTCAGATAATCCTAAATATGTTGATCTTTTGGAAGAAGACAAACCCATCTCAGGACAAAAGTTTGTATGTGTATCTTTTGTATCCCCAGAAAATATTCTAAAACAGAAAAATCAATATTTTTTTCAAGAATTCCTAAAACATTATGAATTTACCAAAAGTGTTCAGAAGTTTACACAATTCTTAAATTTTTTAAGTTTCAAATATAATATGAAATTTGATGAAATTATGGAAGATTTTCAAGAATATATGAAGAGTGAAAAAGAAACATTGGCTGAAAATTATATACCTGATGAATATAAAAACTTTATGGATTCAAATGAGGATCGTCTTAGTGATGAATTTAGTACTGCTTATCAATTTAGAACAAATGTTCGTGGGTTAAAGGTAAGAGGGACCTATTCCACTCAAGAAGAAGCAGAATTAAGATGTAAATTATTAAGAGAAGTTGATCCTAATCATAATGTATATGTAGGTCCGGTAGGAATGTGGATGCCGTGGGAACCGGAAGCATATAAAACAGGTCGCGTTGAATATCTTGAAGAAGAATTGAACCAATTAATGAGTGAGAAAAATAAGAATGAAGTAGCCGCAAAACAAGAGTTTGAAAAACGTGTATTGGAAAGTAAACGCAAAGCCATACAGGAAAATGTGAAGTTAGCTAAAGAAACGGGTAATAAATTAACACAGAATATTAATAATAAAGGACAATTAGTAGGAGTAAATAATACAATGGAAGATAGTTTGGGTAATAATAAGGTGACTTCTGCGGATATTAGAAAAGAATTATTTGAAAGCAATGACGTGGCTAAACCGGGTACAGCAGTTCAAGATGCTATTGACAGAGGTATTTTTGATAGAGGAGTAAATATGAAAATTAAAGAAAAAGACGACGACGAAAATGACAACGATGAAAATGACAACGACGAAAATGACAAAAAAGAATAAATTGAATAAATAATGATATTAATAAATACTATTATTTATAATGACTACTGAAAATACCAGTAAGAAGAATAATAAAACTAAAAAAAAAACACCAAGATGTGCCTTCATTTATGAAGGCATTAAATGTCGGACGAAACTTAGATTAACAGATTATCCATGTAGGTGTAATAATATTTACTGTAGTAAACATAGACTTCCAGAATCTCACAATTGTAAAATAAATTATAAAGAAATTAATAACGATCAATATTTATCAAATTTAGGAGGAGGAAAATATAAAAAAATTGAAGCGATATAAATACAAGTTATTATATTAAGTCAATGGACATTCTCACGCGTCATTTAAAAGACAGTATAAATAAAAAAATATCACCAAAGATCTTATCTACCAAATCAAATCCCAAGTATTTTACTGATAATAATGCATCAAAAAATTTATTTATGTTAAGAAATCTTAACAAATTTACTATTGAAACAATGGCATTAAAATTAAATATTACTGAAGATGAATATAAAAATTTTGAAAAAGGTAAGAAAGTACCTAACGAAAGAATTTCTCTATTATTAATGGCTATATTTAACCTTAATCCTACCCTTTCATTTTAAAAAAAAATGAAAATTGAAATTTATTTCTAGTACTAAAAATAACAGTAAGATGTATCGAACTATATTATACACGACCCTAAGCAGTTTATTGATTTTAAATGTCTATTCGTTTCCTAATTTTGAAATGTTGAGAGGTAACGTTAGAAACTTAGGAAGTACGGTATTAAATAAAAATTGTACTTATCCTAGTTCTCCTACGAAATGCGTGTGCCCTCAGGCTTGTTTGGAACAGGTTGAAAATACAAATTATTGTAAAATGAAGAAATGTTATACATGGGATGAAAATCTCGGAAAATGTGACGAATCTGGTAAAGATTTTGTGGCACCACTTGTTTTACAAGCAATACCATTTACTGGGATATTTGGGTCAGGTTTTGGTAATATCGGACGATGGGACATATTTGGATTATATATGGGAGTATTGTTTGGAGGTTGTTGTTCTATACTAATATTTATGTTTGCTCTTTTAGCTTGTTGTCCTGCTGATGAGGGTCAAGACAAAGAAACAACTTTGGCATGCCTAGGCTATTGCGGAGGTCTTATATGGGCACTGGGTGTTCTAACTTTATATGTACTTGGTATTTATTGGACAGCATCTCCAGGCGCTATTTTAGATTCGGCTGGTTGTCCTCTAAAATTTCATTAAATATAAATTTATATAAAATTTTTTTTTTTATAAATTTACCATCTATTCTTTTTAACATTGATTT